CCAATTTCCTGCGGTCATAGCGATAGGTGTAACGGCGGTTGTAGCGTCGTTATAGTCTGCCATGCCCGACGTGAAGCCAGCTAGTGACGCCGGAGTTACTGAGCCGCTGCCGCCGCCCCCGCCACCTATTCCAAAAAATCCTGTAGCCATTTTTTAGATCTCTCTATTGTGTGCGATTCTAGTCAGTATGTGATTAGAACAAAAAAGCCGCCCGTAGGCGGCACTATGGCTTTGCTTGATTACTTAGCTTTCTTGTCTGACTTTTTTGTCAGCTTAGGCGTGTCGCTTGCAATCTGATCATGAGCGAAGCTGTGCTGATGAATAGCATCAATAACCTCAAGACCTTTTGATGCCGCCAACTGCAATACATTTTCTTTGTATTGCGTTGTCGGATGCTCAACTAACCATACTTTTTTCATTAGTAGTCACCCTTAGCAGGGTCGCCAACTAACATTACACCAGCAGACTGCTTAAGCGGAAGCTCAAGCGTCCAGTTTACGCCAGTTTCTAGCTGCGCTTTTACTGGAGACTTGACAGCAGTGTTCCACGAGTAACCTTTAAGGGATACATTTTCTGTGTATTCAGCTTGATAAGTTGTGTCTAGTCGCGTTTGTCCAGTACCCTCAACAATCGAGCTGCGGAAATCGTTGTTAGACGAAATAACAGCGGCCATTGGCGCAAGAGTAAGTACGCGCTCTTTGCCGCCAGCTACAAGCGCTGGAGAGTCAGTGATAATCGACTTTTTGCCCAAGATGTCAATAACTCTAACCGTGCCTTCAGAGAATAACTGAGCGCCGTTGTTCAGTCCTTGCCCGATTAGCTTGTGAGACGTTGCGCCAGTCATGACTTGAACTGATAAGTTGGCAGAAGAATCTCCAAATAAAGCATGAGATTTATTAAGCGTAGATTGGGTGACAGCACCAAGATCGCCAGTTTCAGCAGAAACATCTAAGTTAGCACCTGTTGCATTGCCGAAAGCGGCAACAAGGCAGCCAATAGCTTTGTTGATTTGGTCTTGCATAACAGCCATAGCTAAAGACTCAGAGATTACACTCATTGCCTCGCCCGGATTCTTACCAATCCAAGAAAGTTGATTGGGTTCCCATAAGATAGGACCAAATCCTTTCATGGTTTTAACTGAGTTGATTTGGCTTTGAGACAGACCAATGGCAGTTACAGCGGCTTGGGCTGCGTAAGCATTAACGTCGCGCAGTCCGTTTGATACGTTCTCCCATACAGCCTCTTCTTTAAAGTCGCCCATCATTTCGTCATTGATTAACGCAAGTGCGCTGTCAGATGCTACATTAAATAGGTTCGCTTTTTGGTTTAATTTTTTAACAATCGCTGTTTGTAGCTGCGTGTTAAATACTTTCACATCGGTTAGCATATGTTATAGTTCCATTTGTGCGTTAAAATACGCAGCTTCAAGTTTGCGATCGCCTTTACACTCTTCAAGAGTTTCAGGAGTCACGCCTGTTTGTGTTTTAACGGCGCTTTGGCCGCCTTTTGCTCCAACACCTTTAGCTGATGCCGGTGCTTTTGCTAGTGCCTCAAAGCGAACCTCGCCCCTCAGCATGTCGTTAATTGTATCGTAGTCCGTAGGGACTGCCGATCCACTCTCGTCTGTCATTGCGAACACGCCGTCAGCCTCAACGATGCGAGATTTAATTAAATCCGCTGTAATATCTGCAAATTTAGGGTCTGCAAAATGCAGAGCAACTTCTTTTGCGAATTCAGATTTTTTAGCGTCAGTGATTGAGCTACGCAAATCGTTTAGCTCTGCGTCTTTAGCTGTTAATGCGTCAAGCGTCTTTTGATGTTCCGCTTGCTGCATTTCCATTTCAAGCTTATTTACTTCGCTGTGCTTGCCTTGCTCTTTTAATGCTGCAACCTTAGCGTTGTACTCGTCGAGCGCTTTAGCTTCTGCCAGCGCGACTGCTTGCTGTTGCTTTTCAAGCATTGAAGCTTCAATACTTTGCATTTTCGTTTCAAGACTAGTTAACTGGCCTTTATTGCGAAACGTTTCTTTTTTCTGCTCTGCTAAATCTTTGTGCATGAAAACGGTTGCGCCGTCTTGCTCAAATGGAACAAAGCTTTCTTTTGC